CTGAAATGGAACCCGTTGAGGTTAGCAATGACAACAACAAGCCAAGTCTTTCTTCGGAGAGCCCGCTTCGTGCGGAGACGCCTGGAGCGTCGAAAAATCCAGCATCCACTGGTTCAGCCAAGACAAATGGCTCCGCGTCTGGTCACGCGAAGAAGAGTCCTGGTGCGAAGCGTCCGTCGAAGCAGGCGGGTGCGAAAATTCCTCCTAAGGGAGGTCCGAAGGAGCAGCCCAAGCGGTTTGAGCCTAAGAAGAAGTCGGGTATGGATCAGACCAATAACCCGCCCAAGATGGAGGATGAAAAGAAGCGTGTCTTCAGAATCCCCGTCAACTCGGATGATCGCGCTTTGGCGCGCATCCTTTCCTCCTTGGGAGTTCCTGTGGAGGCGGTTACTCTACACAAGTCGAAGAACCCGCATGCAATTGGTGCGGGGAGTCGAGCCGCTGTGATGTACCGCCAGACACAACTTCCCATCTTCACTGGTGCCAACCAGATTGTGATTCTAGATCCTCGTGATGCGGAGATCAAGTTTTTCATGGATTGGCGTAGTCGAAAGGAACAACCCGTGTGGAGTGTCCGCCGTGGTCTTTATGGCCATGATCTAGCGGCGTCCCGCCCCCTCCTCGATGAGGACCTCTTCGCCCCGAAGACTTGCTACATAGCAAATGACAACGCTTATTGGTACAACCCGGATGCCTTTTTCGCGTATCACCGCTTGCAAGAATCCCCTGATTTCAAAAAGGGGGGGGTGAATGTTCTGTTGTCGCTCATGGACTTCAGAGGAGAAGGGGAGAGTGTGTTTCTACATCGATACCGGTGCCCTGCGGTAAAGGAGCACGTGGAGTCGCGAAATCGACGCGGCCCTTTGCTTGCCGAAGACGGATCCGTTCAAACCTTCAAGGATGGGTTTGGAAAGGTGAAAGTCGCGCAGGGAGAGTGGGTGGAGGATGTCAAGATCCATGCTGAAGAAGCACTTGATGTTCTGGAGGGAGTTGGATACAAGCGTGATGGAATCGTTACATGGTACTCGGCGGTGGGCGTCGAAGGTACGGATTCACATTATACGCATCCTTGGGACGCTGATGCGTACTTTGAGCACACCCGTTACGTGTTCGTAACACCCGGCGGGACCCGAGTGCTCATGACCAGTCACGTTGAGGGACGGATTGGTTTCCGCACGCTGTTTGCTATCAACTTCAGCGTAGCGCCAGAAAGCTCGTCGACAAGCGAGGTTGAGCGCGTGCCCCGAGTGGGTTTCGTGCAAGATGGGATTATTCCCAGCTTGTTGAATGAGCTGCGGCCAAAGGCGATGTCGGTTCTGCGTACGCAGGATTCGGCGGTTCGCAATTTTTACCGAGATTGCGAAGGGGTCTACTCGAGATCCATGCCGGCCGCGCAACACACCCAGCTGGGCTTCTTGGGCCTGGTTCTGTATGAGGCCCGGATGCGTACTTACGCAACGGCGCTGGCAATGCAGCAAAGCTTTTACGAGCCGGGGTGTGTGGTCGCGTCTGTTTCTGACGTGGCCAAGTCCTTCCGACAGCGAGAACTGGAACATCGCATGCAGGTTGGACCCCAAATCTCGGAACCAATCGTTTCGTTGATGGGAGAGACTACACGCCTAGGCTTTCTGCTTGAGAGCATACGCGCGGTTAAGGTCTGGGGGGTGGCTCTGTGGGAGCGCGTACGGGAATGGTGCCTTCGGGTCAGCCATTGGGTGGGAGAAGGAGGTGTGCCAGTGATGCTGGACATCGCCAAACTCATCCGTCGAGCGTTGCGCGCAGTGCCGATGGTGGAGCGGGGAGTGAACAAGATACGCGAGAGCGTCTTGGGCTTCCTTTGGGTGAGAAAGTCTAGCGAATCAATCGTGGCTTTACTCGCCAAGCATCCGCTGTTGGACAACGCGATCCACATTGTGTCCCAGTTCATCCCCATTCTCCTAAAGGCAACGATCGAAGAGTGCCTGAAACGTCTTGCCTCACCGGTGTTTCTCGTCATAGCCGCCATCGAAATTGTGGCGGATGCAGTGGATATATTCTACGCCGAGTCATACGACAGGGAGGAAGTAGTGAACTTCGTCCGAGATTCCGCGATCCGCATGATCGCGCATGGCTTGCTCACGCTTATGCCACTCCCTGTAGCGATCTTGCTGCATACTGGTGTGAATTGTGTTCAGAGCTGGCGCGAGAAGCGCGTCTTTGTGAAGCTTCGAGAAACCGTTATGGAACAGGCTCTCGATGAATACATGGACGAGGCTTCGCTGGTGCCCCTGGCCTTCCGCGAGGAAGACTATTCCTGGGTGCCGGATAGTGTGATGGTCAAAGAGGGAGACGGGATGGTCCCCGTTAATCAAAGACCCGAGCTCCTGGATGTTGCACGACACCAAGAGTTCGCCACCAAGAAGCTCCTCGCACTCCGTTGTGCTGCATCTGAGTTGTTAGCTCGTCCTCAAGGCGGTCTCCTCAGTATGTGTCAGATGGTGAAGGTGCGACTGGAGTCCCCCATACCGAAACCTGATCGCGAGAACATTCGCATGGGGTACCAGGTGGCTGTGGAGTTCATTTTCCATCATTTCCGAGCAGTTGAGCCAATGTCCGTTGCCGACTTCCGTAGCTACATCCGTGGCCAGGAGTTTAGTGCAGCAAAGACGGCATGGTATATGACGCGTCTCGATGAGTTGGAGAAGGACAGTCAGCCTAAGGTCCCAATTCAGCCCATTGTCGCCAAGACGGACGAAGTTCTGCCTTTGCGCGATGATTTGGCTGAGATCGAAAAAGTCAAAGAGCGCCCGATTTATCCCATCGAGGCGGATCAGCTGGACCTGATGCGTTGGCTGTTGGTGTGGAAGCGGAATTTCTCCGATCCCTTCGAGATACGGCGTCAAGGCCATCTCTTTACG